GCCACCGCTTTTGCAACAGGCGGCCTATCTGCAAAGGCAGCAGCCATCGGCATTGGAGCATTCGTCGCCGCAACGGGCGGTGCGCTTTTCGTGATGAATAAACTTACGGAGGGAATCGATAGTAACACAGAGGCGTTTAAGAAAAACTCATCTGTTGTGGCTGGTCATCTAAAAGATTTAGACAGGATTGCTAAAGATGTTGCTGAGGCAAACAGACTGAACACAAAAGGCCTTGGCATCATAACAACTCAAAACAAGAAAACAGCAGCACAAATCCAACTTGAAAAGACCCTTGCAAAACTTAAAAAACAAAAAGTTACTCCAACATCATCTCTAGCAAAAGAAACACAAGAGGCCATCACCCTTGAGGCCGCAAGACTCAATCAAATAAAGCAGGGCAACATCGCAGAAGCAAAGCGTGTCGAGGAACTAATAAAAAACGCAGAGGCGCAGATGCGAGTCAATGAGAATGCGCAACGCTATGCCGATTTGCTGACTGTCCTTTCAGATCAAGTCATCTCAAGCGAAGAAGTCGCAGTCCTTGCTAACAAGTGGGGAGTGACGACAGGGCAAGTTCTCGAATATATCGCTCGCATCTATGCAGCCAACACCACAGATGTAAGCGATGCCGCCGTTGTCAACCTTCTAATGAAATGGGGTCTGACAAAAGAGCAGGCTGAAAAGTATGTCGATTTCACTCGCGCTCTAAAAGACGAAAAGATTGATGACAAGGAAATCGAAGAGCTGATGGCAAAGTGGGGCATGAGCCGTCAAGGGGTTCTTGATTATGCCAAAGAAGTGCGAGATGGCAGCGCTCTGCAAAGCGTGCTTGCCAAATCATGGGCAAGTCCAGGGGATGCAACAGCAGAATCGTGGCGCAAAGCTCTTGAGGCGCTCAATAATTATCTTGCAGCCCTCAAAGGTGCAAACTTCAATGTCGCAGGCGCTCCAAGCGTTGCAGCAACAAAGATTGTGCCACAAGGCAGCGTGATAAACCCATTCAATCCTGCCTCCGATCCTGTAACAAAAGAGAAGATTCAAGAAAACATCGACACACTAACTTCTTTGAGGGAGACGACAGACAAAGGCACAGCAATTAGTTTCTTGCTCAAGGAACACATCGACACTCTGACAGATTCCCTCACGCCCTTTGTGCAAAGCACTCTAGGTGATGAACAGTCAAGACTGCGCAACATGGGCTTCTTTGATGGCCCTGGAATCTCATCTTCTTTCGATCCTGCTGCATTCCGTCGGGGCGAGGAAGCCTCAATGACGACAATCAATATCAATGTCGAGGGCAATATCCAAAGCGAAGCAGATTTTGCAGAGGCAATTCGCTCGCGCTTACTATTAGAACAACAAAGCGGTAAGCCTCTGCTCTTCGTCGGCGGTCTATAATGCCAGGCACTCCGACCCTTGGGGTGACGATTGACTTTGCAAATGGCCCTGCCTTTGGTAACCCTCTTCTGCTCGATGACCCGACAACGCCCCTTGGCACAGGCATCTTGGCAGATGCGCCGGCAGATGTCGTTGATGTAAGTGACATCGCCCTTCGCGTTTCCACTCGCCGAGGCCGCAATCGAGTCCTTAACAACTTTGAGGCAGGAACTGCAACTGTTGTCTTAGAAGATGAAAATGGTGACTACAACCCACAAAATGCCTCATCTCCTTACTTTGGCAAACTATTACCATTGCGCAAAATTCGCATCTTTGCAGATTACGACGATGGCGGTGGCACAGATCGCTATTATATTTTCTCAGGTTACATCACTAGCTTTGACAACACATTCAGAGTTGGTGAGAATGAGGTCTCGACAGTCACCTTTCAATGTGTCGATGCCTTTCGACTCTTGCAGAATGTTGACATAACGACCGTTGCAGGTTCATCCGCCGGTCAAACAACGGGGGCGCGCCTTGGCAACTTGCTTGATTTAGCGAGTTTCCCTTCTAGTCAAAGAAGCATCGACACGGGCAACACAACTTTGCAGGCTGATCCTGGCAGCGCCCGCACCCTTCTTGCAGCCTGTCAAACAATAGAACAGACCGAGATGGGCGGTTTCTTCATCTCAAGCGCAGGCAATGCAGTCTTCCTATCAAGAGAGAGCGTGTCTCTTAAAGCAGATTTGACCCCGATTGAATTTAATGACAATGGCACAGACATCTCCTATTCAAGCATTGACTTTGCCTATGATGACACACAGATTTTCAACGATATAACTGTCACCCGCCTTGGCGGAACTGCGCAGAATGTGCAGTCAACAAGTTCAATTGAATCGTTTTTCATCCATTCAGGGTCGCGCTCAAATCTACTAATGCAGACAGATGCCGAGGCCCTAGACCAAGCTGAGATGCTTCTGAATGCTAGAGAAAATGCTCTGCTTCGCATTGACTCTATCGGCTTGAATCTGAGCGACCCCACAGAAGTCAATCGCATCGTCGCTGGTCTTGAGTCAGATTTATTCACTCTAATTGATGTTTCCAAGACAGGTCAAGCCTCATCGAGCTTTTCTCTTGAGCTATTCGTTCAAGGGATAACCCATGACATCACACCGACAACTTGGACAACAAGGTTTCTGACCGCAGAGCCTATAATTCAAGCATTCATTTTAGATTCGACGACACAAGGCACACTTGATGGAACAATCGGTGTTCTGTCCTATTAAGGAGAAAGTATGACGAAGCAGACCTTCACAACGGGTCAGGTTCTTACGGCCAGTCAGATGACAAGTCTTCAGGCGACGGCGATGCTTGGCGGTGATGCAAGTGCAAAGGTTGCCTCTTACACGCTAGTTGCTGCTGATGCAGGCACAGCAATCACGATGAGCAATGCCAGCTCGACAACGATTACAGTCAACACAGGTCTGTTTGCGGCAGGTGACATTGTAACGATTATCAACCTGGGTGCGGGAGTTTGCACGATAACAGCCGGAACAGCAACCGTCACAACTTCGGGATCACTTGCTCTCTCGCAGAATCAAGGTGGAGTTCTTCGCTTCACAAGTGCCAGCGCAGCAATCTTCTTGCAATTTGCAACACCTGCTTCGGGCGACATTGAAGGTGTCACCGCAGGAACGGGTCTCTCAGGTGGCGGCACAAGTGGAACTGTCAGTCTATCTTTTGATTATCGTGCAGGCTCAGCTTTAACACTCAATGCTCAAACTGCCACTTATACAGTAGTCCTTACAGATGCAGATCAAAAGCTCGTCACGATGTCTGTTGGCTCTGCAAATGATTTCCAAATACCAACAAATGCAAATGTGGCTTTTCCAACCGGCACAGTTATCAATGTTATTCAAATTGGCGCAGGTCAGACAACGATCAAAGCCGTCACTTCAGGAACAACTACTATTTCATCAACCGGCGCAAGTGCTACCGCTCCTAAATTGAGAGCGCAGTTCTCGGCCGCTTCTTGCATCAAGGTCGCAACCGATTCTTGGTTTGTAGTCGGAGATATTTCCTAAATGCCAACTCTCATTCTCGGTATTATTGGCAGTAAATTTACTCCTCAAACTTTATCGGTTGATTACGCTGTTATTGCAGGTGGCGGTGGCGGGAATACTGCTAATAATGTGGGTGGCGGCGGCGGAGCTGGTGGCGTTCGTTCTTGTGTCACAACCACAGGTGGTGGTGGAACTTTAGAAACTGCTCTTACACTTGACCTTTCTACTAATTATACAGTAACCATTGGTGGAGGCGGAGCGGTTGGCGCTAATGGCGGCAATTCTAGTTTTTCAAGCATTACTTCAACTGGTGGAGGTGCTGGCGGTGGAACTGCATCGGCTGGATCGAGCGGCGGATCTGGTGGCGGTGGTGGAACTCAAAATAACGGAGTCACTTTTTCTGGCGGTGCTGGTACAGAAAATCAAGGTTTCGGCGGTGGTAATAGTCGCCATACTCCAGGAGTATCACAGGCAGCAGGTGGCGGCGGCGGTGCTGGCGCTGGTGGACAAAATGAACAAACCTCTACTGGCGGTAATGGAGGTAATGGCGTAAGTATTTCAATGCCTCATTCTATTAGTTATGGTGGTGGTGGTGGTGGCGGCGGTGATGCTGCTGGAGGTAATGGTGGTACTGGCGGCGGAGGTACTGGTGGTGCTGGCACTAATGCAACTGCCGGAAGTGGAAATCGAGGCGGAGGCGGTGGCGGCGCTCGTTCCACATCTTCTAATGCTGCTGCTGGTGGCTCAGGTATTGTTCTATTGAGATGGGCTACATCCTCTGGGAAAAGCATAACGATAGGAGCAGGCCTTACAGGTACGACCGTGACTAGTGGAGGATTTAATTTTGCAGAAATTACTAATGGTACTGGGAATGTGAGCTGGTCGTAATGGCACACTACGCGTTAATTAACACAGACACAAACATTGTGGAACAAGTAATTGCCGGCGTTGACGAAAACATAATCCAAAGTGATTTGGATGGCACTCAAGTCGGTGGCTCGTCCGAGGCTTGGGAGGAATTTTACGCATCTCGGCCTTGGTTTGAAAATGTTTATTGCAAGCGCACTTCATATAACAACAACATACGCAAACAATATGCAGGTATTGGTTACAAATATGATGCCGATGCAGATGTATTTATTACGCCACAACCTTATTCATCTTGGTCGCTAGATGAAAACTTCGACTGGCAACCGCCAACACCAAGACCTGAAGATGATGTGTGGTATTGGGATGAACCTAGCCTCAGTTGGGTTGAGGCATAGGCACAATCCCCAAAAAATGGAGTCATAAATGAATTTGAGCGATTGGGCAGGCTTTATCGTTGCCCTTATCAGCATTATTGGATCAGTTGCCTTGGGAGTCAAATGGCTCGTCAAGCACTATCTCAATGAGCTAAAACCTAATGGTGGCACTTCAATCAAAGACAAGGTAGCTGTCTTAGAGGAAAAAGTTGATTTTCTTACCGATTTAGTCAAAGAAGTCTTGCAGAAATAATGTGCGCAGAGATTGAGAAGTTTCTCCAAATCGCAGCAGGCGAAGTTGGCTATATCGAAGGCCCTGCCGATAATGAAACGAAATATCAAAAGGCAAATCAGCCTTGGTGCGGCGCTTTTGTTAATTGGTGCGCAAAGCAAGCAGGTGTCAAAATCCCTGACTGCACCTTCACGCCGGCAGGGGCAAAGGCATTCGCCAAAGTGCATCGATGGCAGCCCGTTGCCACCGCCGAGCCAATGCCAGGGGATTTAGTCTTCTTTGATTTCCCTAACGACTCACTTGAGCGCATCTCACACATCGGCATCGTCGAGCAGGTCAAGGCCAATGGCACGCTGATTTGCATTGAGGGCAACACGGCTCCTGATAAGAAAGGCGATCAGCGAAATGGCGGGCAGGTTGCGCGTAAGATAAGAGCTTACAAAGTAAAGAATAGAGGGAAAGTCCTCCCTTCTCTGCCGGTGTTCATCGTGGGCTTTGGCAGACCTAACTTCAAGGAGTGCAAATGCTCGACAAAGACAAAGCAATCGCAATCGCCTCAACCTATGCAAGAGCAGGAGCAGCCGCAGTCGCAGCTCTCTATCTCGCCGACCCATCGCGCCCTGTAAAAGATTATCTTGCTGCCTTCATCGCAGCAGTCATCGGCCCAATCTTGAAGGCCATTGACCCAAAGGCCGCAGAATTTGGTCGCGGCAGTAAATAAAGAAATGAAATCGGGGAAGATTTTGGATGAGGCCAAACGCCTCACCGCAACGGATCGTCAAGAAATCTATGGCGAGCCTTATATCAATCACAAACGCATCGCTGACCTGTGGAGTGTTTATCTTGGAAAAGAGATAAGCCCTTCGCAGGTCGCTTTGTGTTTATGCCTTGTCAAGATTGCAAGGTTGATTCAGACACCGAATCATCTCGACAGCATCATTGACTTGGCGGCTTATACCGCTATCTATGGGGAGATCAATGATAGTGAAGAATAACCTAGTGCTTGTGCCAACAAGAGGCAGACCAAAGAATGCAGTCGAAGTGTTGCAAGCCCACAAGCAGTTCTCCTGTCGCTCTGACTTGCTTTTTGTTGTGGACAAAGATGATGGAGAGCTTGTCAACTATCGAACCGCCGTTGGCGTTGAATACATCTTGGAGATCGAAAACACGACACGAGGCATGGCATATCCTGTCAATGTCGCTGCCAAGAAGTATGCCCATGAATATGACTTCTTCACTTTCATCGGCGACGATCACAGATTTAGAACAGCCGATTGGGATGTCAGCCTCACAAGAGCGATAGGGCAAAGCGCAGGGGTCGCCTATGGCAACGACCTGTTGCAAGGAGAGCGACTGCCCACGGCAGTCATGCTCTCGGCAAGTATCGTCAAAGCCCTTGGCGGGATGGTTCCGCCTAAGCTGAAACATCTCTATCTTGACAACTTTTGGAAGAAGCTCGGTGAGGATTTGGGGCAACTGCATTATCTGCCCGCAGTCATCATCGAGCATTGCCACCCCGTTGCAGGCAAAGCCGAGTGGGATGAAGGCTACAAACAGGTCAACGCCCGTGAGGTTTATGCCTTTGATGCCCTTGCTTTTGACTCTTATATCAAGAGCGAGGACTATCAAGTTCTCTTGCGAAAGTTGCGAGCATGAAGAT